CAATATGTGTGTACCAAGCACACTTATGTTCAACACAATCTTTTTTAATAAGTGGACACCACTTGCCAGATGATTTAGTCATAAGATGAAATTCAGTGTATTATTTATTATAGCACGATCAGTCCAAACTGCAAAGAATCACGTCGATGTATTGTACTCTCAATGGTGACAATGAAGCAACCCATGATATTGGAGATCCAGTAAATGGATGAGTATGTGCTTGACCACCACCACTTGATGATGTTGCTGGTGCTTGAGTATTATTTGCTCTGATTGTACCACCAGGAGTTAAAACTCTCTGCGATACTCTCACACTGCTAGTTTGTGGGTATCTTTGTGGTACACGATATGATCTTGGTTGTCTATAAGATGCAGGATTTCTTTGTGGAACTGTTGCTCTGAACGGAATACTCACTCGGAAAGAATTTCTCTGTCTGAATGAATATCTCACTCTAAATGTTCTAGGTTGTCTTACCCTGAATGATCTCCTTTGTCTTGCTGATCTAGGTTGTCTAAAGTTACGAGGTTGACGGAATGACCTTCTCTGTCTAGCAGATCTAGGTTGTCTAAGTTGTCTTCTTTGTCTCCAACTTGAGTTCCTTGGTTGTCTCCTATCTGCTCTTCTTGGTTCTCTATCGTTTCTCCTACGTCTTCCACCTCTTCTTCTTGGGAATCTATCATTATTTCTAATAGATGCACGGAAAGAGAAAGGAATTGGTCTTCTACTTCTTCCTACATCAGCACGGAAGTTAAATGGTGCTCTAGATCTTAAAGGAACACGGAAAGGAACAGGAGCACGGAAGTTAAATGGTGCTCTAGAACGTGTAGGATACCTGACTCTAAAGTTTCTTGGTTGTCTAGATCTGAGTGGAACTCTCTGTCTTCTTGGTTGCCTATAGTTACGAGGTTGTCTTACATTAGTTGGTTGTCTAAAATTAACAATAACCCTATTGTTTTGAACAACTCTTGTTATTGCTCTGATATTATATCCACGTGGTTGTCTGTTATCGGTTCTGAATGGTGAAGAACCAGCAGAAGATCTATATGAATTAGGATTACTTCCAGTGTTATGAGTATGTGCAGGAATCTCTGCTTCCGTTAAAGTATGACCACCTACAGAACCTGAAAGTGTTGCTGAAAGATCTGCTTCTGCACCTGTAGAATCATTGAATATATCTGTGAAGGAAATTAAACCACCAGATCCTGCACCAGTTCCATCTACAACTCTAAGTGCTTTATTATTATGTGTTGTGGATTTAGTCCATCCAGTTGGTGCTGATGCTTGATAAAACACCATCGTGGAAGATTGTGGAACAATTCCATAAAAACTTGTTAATTCAGTTCCATTACCAAATCTAAGTCCGTCTGCTCTTAAAATTGACATACATTATACCTCAAGTGAAGTTACAAATGATGACATCAATATATTGAACTCTCATGTCAATAGTTCCACTATATGGTGATGCACTTCCACCAAATGGGTGAGTATGAGAACCTCCACCTCCAGTTGGTGATGTTGCTGGTGCTTGAGCATTTACAGCACGTCCACCAATACCAGGAGATCCAGGACTGACATTAACTTGAGAACCTGCATTATGTGTATGTCCAGGAATCTGCTGAACTGTAAGTGTTGTCGCATTTACAGTACCAGCAGCAGTTACAGTTCCACTAATTGGACGAACACTAGTGGGAAAAATTGTCGAAAATGGTTGTCCACCAGGACCAGCAGTTCCACCAGAACCAAATCCACCACCAGTTCCAGATACAACTCTAAGTGCTTTATTATTATGCGTAGTTACTTTTGTCCATCCAGTAGGAGCATTTGCTTGATAAAATACTGCTTTACTATTTTGAGGAATAATGCCATACCTAGAGTTTAGAATGGTATTGTCAGAACCAAATTGTATACCACTCGTTTGTAAAATAGACATATTATACCAATTACTAACAACAGATAACGTGTATTATTTATCCAATATTAAATGCAATGGATATTCTCTCCTGATCACTAAAATGAGGAGTTACATAATGTGCAATAGTAGAAGGCATCAGATAAAGTCTTCCAACTTCTGGTCTAATGATCCAATCACAATGCCCTTCAATATCAGCAAATGCTTCATTATGACTTGAAGGATCAGATCTCAATAGTGTAAGAAGTCCTTCTTGATCACCCATATTTTCAGGAATCATAGGATAATATAGTCCAATTACAGAACAACCAGGATGTGTATGATATACATTATATCCCATTCCTTTGTTAATGTTAATCCACCAACCAATTTCATTATCATTCACTGATTTGTTAGAATGACAATCCTCAAGCATATCGTTCGTGAGATCAATCACGTTCCTAGCAAGATTTTGAATTGCTGGGATCACTCCTCTTCTAATTGTTGCTAAGTCATATACTTGACTTTGCCAACCATCACCAAAATTAGATTTTTTAACTCCATTTGGATACTTTTCTTTTAGATTAAAACATTCATCTACAATTTCTTGATTATTTAATCCCAATTTATAGTCATAAAATGGTGTTACAAATAAATCTATTCGATCCCTTGAAGCAACTTCATATGCAACAAAATCATCATCATTTGGACTTATCTCTGGTCTAAATCTATGTTCAGTCATTATCTTGGTGCCCTTGGGTTTTTGAAGAAAAATACTTGATTGATTCTAAATTCTGCATCATTAAAATGATTTGCAAAATAATTTTTACCAGTTAGATCCATACTGTGATAATAATATGAACCTTCAAACATTACAAATCGATTAAACTTCGATCTAAATCTCACCACAATTTCCCATAGATTTTTAGGTGTCCATGGAATAGCATGTTCATCTCTCACACCACCATTCTCATCCAAAGGTAGTATCTCAGGATCATCAGTAATCAGTGGTTTATATAAGTTTGTTCCTATTTCATCTTTCGTAGAGAGATAACAAATACCATTATATCCTCCGTCATGATGAGGCCACCAGTAATGAGTTTTGTATGGGTTCTCTCTTACTCTGGAAAATCTTGTGAAATTAGTAACAATTTCATCGTCCAATGGTTCTTGACCACAAATATCAGCAACCTTATCATACAGTGAGCATATGCCAGGATGTTCCATCATATGTCTACGATCTTCAAAATACTTGGTGTTGAGTGTTCCTCTACCAAGTTCCCAGTCTGGTCCTACTTTCCATAATGGTGGTTCAATAGAAAGCAAATAGTTATATACATCATCAGGTCTTTTATAGAAATTATCCATCCAATAAAGATTAGATACCCTATCACCATCAACAAACTCAATGATATTCATGTTTGAGAAATCATTAGTCTCAAACAATGTTGGATCTTTACTCAGGTCTATCATAAGAATATCTCCTTTATTTTTATATCATCCAAACAAAAACCAAACACCCATAGTATTCTTGGTGTATTACCTTCTGTTGGTGTAACTTCATGATGAATTTCAGATACCTGATAAACTAAAAGATCTGTAGGATTGAGATCATTATATTCTACACCACCAATGACAGTATGTCCACCCCTAGATGCCTGCTGCGTGATGGCATTGAAGTGAACAGTTTTAGTATTTGGATAGTATGTAGGATCAATATGATTTTCTATTCTTCCACCAGCATATCCTATACCATTAACAATGCCATGACTGTATGATGGTGGATTTTTATATCGTCTCAAATGAAAGTAATCTACAATTCTTTGCTTGACTGCAAATGCAGATTTGGGATAATTTATATCAGGAGCAACTGATTCATTTGGGAACCGAGTTGTAAATCTTGTTCCAGGATTGTCAGGATCCATGCAAGCATCCTCAAAGATCTTTCGATGACAATTATCGAGAGTCCATTGATTTAATTGCTTTACATCATGATCGAATAAGAAATTGCGAAGAACAAATGATTTAGACATCGTTGTTTACATATTCGGAATCAAACTGACTTTCTTCCTCAAATGTAAATGATTCATACTCAGCATTGATATTAAATGATAGAATAATTCTATCAACATCACTTACATTTGGTGCTGTATAGTGTAAAACATATGATGGGAAGAAGATAAGTGATCCCTCTCTAATTCCTGGTGGAATCACATTACAAACTTCAACATCTGCTAAATTTGGATTAAGGAAAATTGTTGGTGTGTGATGTTTTTCATCGAATTGAACAAAACATACAGCACTAAATCCTTGTGATCCGTGATTATGAACCTGATGAAACTTACTTTTTGATGCTTTCTCAAACCATGAGGTACAAACATCAACACTACACTCGAAGGTATCAGCAAGAGTTTCTAGTTCTTCCTCAAAAATATCCATGATGTCTTCATCATAAGTTTCTCCAGTGTCATGATTATGATGATAGTCTGTTTCAACATCTAAACTTAATTCACTACCAGTTGCAACTTTAAATCTGGATCGATCTTGCTTTCTCTTCTCATACATTTTGAGAAGTTCTGCCTTTTTTTCTTCCCAATTTACTACT